AGGTTTCCTATCTGATTAACAGCGTCCTCGGCCTGGGCAGCATTATCAATATAAATCGTCGTGCGAACACCATCAGTAAAGTCTGCAGGCGACAATCCTCTACGCTCAACCTTAGTAGAAATACTTGCCGGAGTCTTCACTTCAACATCAAACTTGCTGCCATCCTTTAAGGTAATAAACTTATCCGCCTTCTTTCCGCCAACTGACCTGGCTATCTTAGCTATCTTGGATTGGAAGCCGTCATTCACTAACTTAGCTCTGCTGACCATATCATCAACCGATAAAAGATCGCCCTGCTGCCGTTTAAGGGCAGCCTCAATCTCACGCACTCGCTCAATGCCTAGTTCCTGGAATACGGGGGTGGTTCTAATCGGACCATCTACCAGGGAGCCCTGCTCAATAGCTGCAATCAACCTGGCAGAATCAACGCTTTCAATACCATCAGGCGCCTTGGCAATGTTTTGCGGCAAATTATCAATACCACCGGTCAATTTCATGGCTTTGCGAATAGCCAGTGGCGCCTTTAACGCGGAACCAAGTAGTCCACCGACCAATGGTCCAGCAGCATACGTCGCATCACCCAGGACACCAAGCGCCTGCAGCGCAGGATCTATAATCTTGCCCTGGCGGATGTTCTCAAAAAAGGATGGGTTATTCTCAGCATCAAAGATATCGGTAAGATTAGCATCAGAAGACGGCATTCCTGGCATACCACCGGCAGCATCAATACTCGCGGCACCAGGGGCGAGCTGCGTGCCAAAATAAGCAAGCTGCTCAGGACTGGGAAGGTACTTATCACGAGCCTCTTTAGCCTGGTCAGCAGTGATTCTTGGTATCATATCACCGACAGATCCACCCAGGTTGTAGCTAAATATGTCGATATCGTCTCGATTCATCTGCCAAGTATCTCATCTAGTTCGTCAACATCATTTATCGAATTCACAAAGATAGGTGTGCCTGATCCAACATAGGCGCTCGCAACATTGTAATCAAAAAAATCCCTAGCCTCATCATAATCCATGCCGTCTCTTTCAACAAGAATATCTATGCACAGCTCAACACTGTAAACAACACAATCATCAGAACCATATTGACCACCGAATCCAATGATCGCACCATCAAATCCATCGGCCTTCATGGCTGAAGACGTTAAATCAGTCATTTAGCCCTCGCAGCTGCCTTAGCCTTCTTACCTAACTCACCAAAATGGAAAAGCTTCACGCTGGTCTTAGTGTGAGTCTTGCCCGAATGCAACGTACCATCAGCCATCTTATGCTTAGTGCCCGTATGCTCGCTGCCATCCTTCTTATAATGATTAACGCCCTTCATCTTGACTCTCCTCTAAATATCGCTGCAGAAATATGAACCACTGGTCCAACGTCATTACCACGGTCTGCGCGTTGTCGCGCTCCCAGGCTGGATTGACGGCGTAAATAGGCACGCAAACCCGTATAGCCTTATTGTTGAATTTATATATTAACACCGGAACACGGTCGGCGCACGCTTCACAGACCTGAACCCACCAGGACGGTGAGTACCACCAGCCCGACTTATACGCCTTGGCCTCAATAGCATGGCCAGGTATCTCAATATCACACATGCCAGCCGTCTGATATTGGTCCAAGTTACGCTTACATTGTATATCAAAGTCATTATCAACAAAAAAAGTATTTAGACGCTTTACCAGGTCGCGCTCGAAAGCTGCTCCCTTATTCCGTGAATCAGCCATCAGTCATTTCCTTTAGTTTAAAAAATTGAAAAAAATTTTACCCCCCCAGGCACTTTATCTGTGCAAAAAGTTGCACATTAAAATGAGATGGGCCTGGCATTATCTCATATGGATTTTTGGGTATTGAATGTACGAAACCCTATAACTATAGCGCCGCTCACCGGCGGCCTAAACCTGGGGGTGCAGGGAAAAAATCAATAGCCATATCTCGTTTCTAAATCCCAGGTCCATAGGGGTCCAATTTTTCTGCCCTGCAGCCCAGTATACAGGCATATCAGGCCATAACGTGACCCCCGTGCTCACAGGGGTTTAAACATAAGCTGCCGAAACCCTAGGAAAATCTGCCCTATAGTACTGAAAACTATAAGAAAACCCTTTTTTATAACTTTTTTGAGGAATCCTGGGCTCTGGGCGGGCGGAGGGCCATACGTTGTTTACTGAACCAAAAATAATCAACCCATAACCTCACAGGTCCTTAGTGCTGTACTCTCCCTTGATGCCCAGCAAATCATTTAATCGCTCCTTAATATCCTCCTTGGTCATGCGCTCCAGGTTAGCGTTGATGTTAAGGTTTTGGCTACGTTGTATTGACAATCCAGCCAGGCTGTTGAGCTCCTTCACTGCACTCACTGCAGCGTTGTAGTTGCCCTGGTCGAATGATGTCTCGGCTATGTTCCATAGCATCGCACCGGTCTTCTCTGGTGTGATGGCATACTTCTCTCGCAGCTCTTCCTGGGCAATGCGTACTGCCTTTGTTACCTTCGGATGGTCTCTGCCGTTGAGTAGCTTTGATGCAGCGTTAGCAGGAAAGCTAAAGCCTGCTCGTCGAGCTGCCTCAGTCTGTCCGCATGCACCTTCGGTGTAGTGCCATACAAATCCTGCTTGCATATCGGTGATGCCCAGCTCCTCATCAGCTACAAACTGTATGGGTGCGTTGGTCAGCTTAGGCTTATCCTTCTTGGGTCTGCCTAGCTTTTTGTCTTCAGCCATAGATCCCCCACCAGTTTTGCGAACGTCCGTTCGGCCTCACCATTGCCCATAGGTCTGTCCCCATACGCTTCTCTCTCGTCACCGTTCACGATTCGCCACCGTCTGTAATTATCCAAATACTCTTGATCTTCGTCGTAAATAAAATCTTCCATCATATTCTCCAGTGTACAGTGTAGGGTATGGTAGGTGTCCTATACTAAGGCTATATAACACTATATAAACTATATATATATACTGTTTATACTTATATAAAACTACTCTACCTTAAAGACTATACCCTACCCTACCTATTATAAATTAGCTTTAATATCAATAACTTACATCATGTCCTAACAGTGTACAGGGTATAGCTACCTTCAATGTGCAACATCCTATACATTATCGTGTCCACTTATACCAACTTTGCACATCGACACGATATCGACGATATGCCACCCTCATCACCCTACCTCACCCTCACGCTTCCCACTTCGGTGGGGGTGGAAAGTTGTCGTCCGCCTTGATGACTGAGTCATAGTCCAGGTCGTATATCTTCTTGCCATTACTATACCTTGGTTCTACACCGCGATCAGCAAGTACCCGTGCAGCGTCCTTGAAGTCCGCCATCCTTGGATTATTGATGCCCATGTCTCTGAGTAGGTGGGTCATCTGCACAGGCTTAGTGTCTGCACTCTTAAACCGTATGTATTGTAGCAGCAGGTCTTCGACCGCACTCTGTGTTCTAAAGAACTCATTACTATCCTGCAGCATGACGCGCTCTTCACTGGTAAGAAACCAAGATCTATTCTTGCCCTCGTACATCGTGGTCTTGATCTCTGCCCACACCTGCTGCATATTCAGACCATGCCGCCAGTCTATCTCAGTCACCGGTACAACCCAGAACCGTCTGTTGCCGCTGGTATCAATGAGGAATTCCTTCTCATTAACACTGGCATAAAATGCTGTGCGCCGCTGGTAATTACTAAATGCTCGGTCATACGGTAGCCGCAGCTCATCGCTTCTCTTGGTTAAGAACGCCTTCAGCTGGTCAATATCCGCACGCTTAAACGTACTGCCCAGCTCTCCGAGCTCACAGATCCAATGGCTAACACACTGCTTTACACTGTCCTTATCCTGGGGGTTGAGCGTTGCACCCTCCAGCAGCCAGTCCTTATTCGGTGCCAGGCTGCCAAACCACTGCGTCTTACCAACGGCCTGAGCACCCTGGAATACCAGGATACCCTCCAAATTAGCTCCGCCCTCCTCGCACGCTGCAGCCACACAACCCAGCAGCCACTTCTTCATCAGCATCTCTTTGAGCTCATCATTCGGACTCTTGATAGTATCCAGGAACATCTGCAGCCTAGCCTTACCATCCCAGGGTTCGCTCTCCATCCACTCCTTGACTGGGTTGTACTCCCTAGCCAATAGCTTGAGGTTAAACCGTACCCTCTCATGCGGTATCCCCATCTTGATACACCGGTCCTCTATCTCAATGATCGCCGAGTCATCTTTCAGGTCAGCGATAAACTTCTGGTGTGGGATCTCAATCTCAATTGCCTTCTTGATGACGTTGTAATCAACCTCGATCTGATTAGTAACCAGGACACCGCGGTGATTATCTTTGGTGTGTAGGTATCGCCCATTGCTGTTGCGCTCAAAATCAAACTCCGCCGGGATAACTACCTCTTGGAGCGAAGGCATTATCTCGCCAACCATCGCCTCCTTATGGTCATTGTAATCACCCTTGGACTGCGGCATTAACACCTCAGCCTGACCACCCCCAGCTTTTATTACCTGGGCAGCCTTGATTGCTTCCCTCTCGCCAGTCGCATGGTCATCTAAGTCAGCTATGATGACATGCTTAGCCTGGGCAAAATGTCCGAATATAACCTCGGCGACCGGTGCTAGATTGTACGCATCAAAGCTCACCACCACCGGCTGCTTCATATCCTGGTAGTAACTGGCAGCAGTGGCATACCCCTCGCAGTAGTTAATAGTGTGTGCATCTTTTAATAGGTCCTGGCCTAAGATGAAAAAGCTCGCCTTCTTCTTGGAACCCGTCAGGAACATCTTGCCCCCGTCGTCGTCGATATACTGCAGTCCAACGATTGTGAGCGCCTGGTCCAAGAGCGGAACCATCATCCGACCATCAGCATGCTGCTTCAGA